CGCGCTCCCGAAGTCGATGAAGGGCGTGACGTACGTCCCGCTGGAGGCGTACACGCCGCCGCTCTGGGTCAGGACGACCGCGCCGCCGTCGTCGCTGGGGTCGGACGCCGGCGACAGGTTCACGCTCTCGGTGTTCGTGAAGGCTCCGAGCTGGTTGCCGGAGCCCCCGCCGTCGAACGACAACACCTCGTCGCCGAGCGAGCCGGTCGCAGACGTGCTTTCCGCCGTGATCCGCCGCGCGTCGCCCTGCCGGATGATCCGGCTCAGGTTGTCCGCGAGCGAGCCGCGCAGGCGCGTCTCCGGCGGCATCCGGCAGAACGCCAACCGCAGAAGCGCCTCGTACGCCCATATCCGCGTGAATCGCGCCTCGATGCCGATATCCACCGCGCCGGTGACGATCCCCGCCAGCGCGTCCGTCTCCGTGCGCGTGTCGAAGGCGCGGACGAACCTGCCCGCGCTCAGCTCCGGCAGTTGGTCGTCGTCGCGCGGGATGTCGAACCGTATCTCGCCGATGCCGCCGATCTCCCGCGTGAACCGAATGCGCGTCGCGTTCCGCAGGATCGTCAGCCGCTGCGCGTTCCCGGCGTCGTAGACGTGGATGCGGTAGAACCTGCCCATCAGGCGTGCCTCGCGCGGTAGTGGACTTCGACGCCGAGGGTCCCGCCGGTCGGCGCGGCGAAGTGCAGATGACACACGCCGAGATCGTCCGGCTCCAGCTCGAAGAACCGGCCGTTCGTCGCGGCGAGGTCGTCCGCCTCGACGTGCGAGGCGTTCCAGCGGCGGGCGGTTCCCCGCGCCATGTCGATGGCACAGCCCCGGTCGCCCGTCGAGTAGTCGAGCGCCCCATCCCGCGTGAACGACACGAGCTCTGCCGATCCGAACGGCGACGCGGAGCCCGTCTGCTCCAACTGGACATCGTCATACTCGACGACGCCCGACGCCGCTCCGAGCAGGACTCGCGCCTCCGACGTTCCGTTAGGGACGCCCTGGCACACGACGACGAAGCGCGTCCATGCCGACGTCGCCGACGGAGCCGCCGTGTTCGTTCCGAGCAGAGCGCCGGAGGAGTCGCGCCACGCGATCGCCACATCCGCCGTGCCGCTGGACGCCGTGCGTAGGTAGCCGGAGAAGGTGTGCGTCTCGCCGCCGTTCACGGGAACCGACGTCCGCAGCCGGTCCGCCACGCCCACCGAGACCGCCCGTCCGCCGAGCCGACCGGAACCGCTCACGACCAGCGGCGATCCCGCGTCGACCGTCCAGCTCTCCGGCACGGAGAGCCCCCGCTCGAACGACGGGTTCGCGAGCAGATTCCCGCCCATCCGTCGGATCTCCGGCGTCCAGACCGCTCCGGCGTTCAGGGTCACTCGGATCGTCGGAGCCGCCGGGACCGAGCCCGCGTAGTGGAAGACGAGGTTCCGCGTCACCGTCGCAGCGTTCAGAAGCGTGATCGTGCCGGACTGGTGAGTCGATTCCGCGTCCGACCACGCGCCGTCGAGCACGGCGAGCCGCGCCGCCACCCGGAGCGTGCTCCCGCTGCTGCCACCGACCCGCTCGTAGGAGAGCCCCTTGAGCCGCGCCCGTGCGACGCGGTCCAAGTCCGTGTCCGTCACGGACAGGTCGCCGGAATGAAGCGCCTCGGCGAAGCCAGCGAACGCCTGGCGCAGCTCCGACGGCGTTCCTTCGGTCAGGTAGCCCGACAGGACGAGCTCCAAGGAGCCGCCGACCGACGACGGAGCCTGGACGATCCCGCCCCGCCGACCGACGACTACCGCATCGCCCAGGCGCGTCCGCTGCGACACCTCGCGCAGGTCCACCGTGCCGGGAACCGTGTAGGAGAACCCGTTCCCGTCGAGTATCAGGCTCATCCCAGCCACCTCATCCGTTCCACCCTGCGATTTTCAAAGCTCTGCTTCCGCGCCCACTTCCGTCGCTCCCGCGCCTATCTCTCGTCGCTCCCGCGAAGGCGGGAGCCTAGTGGTCAGTTACTTTGGAGACTTCGTCCTCCCCCTATCTCAATCCTCCCCCACGCTTCGCGGGGGGAGGAGGCTATGTCCCCTCCCCCTTGCATGGGGGAGGGTTAGGGTGGGGGTTGGACAAACCGACAATTCACTGTCACTGACCACTAGAGTCCCTGGATTCCCGCTTCCTGGCCCCGCGAAGGCGGGGCTCGCAGGAATGACGGACCAAGGGCGGAATGACGAGCACAGGGAAGCGACCTACCCGCCAAGCCGAATCCGCTCCCGCCGAAGCGCATCGCCCAGCATCCGATGGAACCCCTCGACCTCAGCGATGTCCGCCACCTGCTCGACGTTCACGTCGATCCGCTCGATGTGAACCGTCGTGCCGGATTCTGATCCCCCAAACGCGCGGCCGCCCCGTCCGCCCTGCGACTCGCCGGTACGCCCCTCCGACCGCCCGAACGCCGCGCCTGTCAGAGGGATCGCCGCCAGCGCCGCGAATCCCCGCCGTCTCTCCGCCATCCGACTCATCGCATCTGCCCGCAGAACCATGCCCGCGATGCCTCCCGTGAGCGGAGTCCCCGGACGGCGCGATGCGAGCCGACCCACCGATGCAGACCCGCTTGCCGGCTCGCCCGGCTCTTCGACGTCTGAACCAGGCGGCTCCGACGGCACCGAGGCAGCCCGCGCGCACTCCGTGACCTGCTGAACCGACGCTGCGAGCCTCGCCGTCCGCTCGCCAACAGCCGACGCGTGAACGTCGGCCGCTCGGAACGGCTCGCCGCCCGCGCGTGGCATATCCGCAGCGGCAGGCTCCTGCCTGCCCTTGCGTCCCAGCTCTGCGCCGGACGCGACGGGATCGAGCATACGCCGGGCTCCCGACTGCCGCGACCTCCCAACGCGCCCGACGCGAACGAGAACGCCGCGCGCCCGTTCCCGCGCCGACATGCCCTCCCGCGAAGGCGACGGGCCCTGCTCCGCGAGAACCAGCGCCGGGAGTGCTCGACGAGCGAAGCGTTCCGCCACTCGCAGCACCGTCGCGATCAGTTCACCCAACATGTTGCGGCTCCAGTGTGTCCGGCAGCGGAACGCCGACCTGCGACACCTCGCGCCGCAGATCGCCCGCGTCGAGGTACGCCGACGGCAGCGGCGGCACGATTCCGGCGTCCGGGCTGTCCGCGCTCACGTAGCGGATCATCGCGAGGTAGTGGCGCGTCTGCCGAGGCGTCATCTCCATGACCTTCCGCCAGTCCCATCCGTAGAAGTGCGCGAACGCCGCGAACAGGTATCCCCAGTGGGTCGTGTCCCGCGACGCCGCGCTCACCCGTTTTTTGCGTCGGCTCCGTCGACTCCCATGACCGCGTCGAGCGCGTTCGCCGCCCGGTCGAAGTACGTCCCGGCGACGAGCTCGCCCACCGCCTCGACGGTGAGCGTCGGGTCCGACTTCCGCAGCGCCAGCCACAGGATGAACCGCGACGCCCGCATTCCCCGCCACTCGGACGGGTCGCGCCCGAAGGCGTCCTCGATGGCGCAGTAGTCGTTCCAGTTGAGCTCGACCAACGGGAACTCGCGTCCGCCCAGCGTGACGGTTCCCTTTGGCGCGTTCGCCATCTCGCGCATCAGGTCGTTCATGCCCCGCCCTCAGCTTTCTGACTGCCGTAGGGGCGGGTCTCAGACCCGCCCCTACATCACCTGCGTTCACGTGCAATCAATCCGCCGCGCGGCGGAAATGGAGCGCGTCGTTCCCGCGGAACCGGATCATCTCCCGCACGATGCCCCGCGCCGGCGACATCACGTCCAGCCCCTCCACCGACGCGAACCCGACGTACCGATACGCCCGGGTCGCGTCCGTGTTCACGAAGAACGAGACGACGCATCGCTCCCCGATAGCCACCATCGACGCCCCCACATCCAGCGAGAAGCTCTCGTCGATCCAGAAGCGCTCCGCGACCGCCTCCCAGCCCGCCACGAGACGGCGGCGCTCCCGATACTCCGAGCCGAGCGTTGTCACGTCCGCGATGGACTCCTCGACCTCCAGCGTCCAGTCGAGGAACCCGCCGACCGGCGCGAGCGTCGCGACGACGTTCCCCGCGCTCGACAGCGTGTAGGGCGGCGTCCCGCCGGAGATCATCACCGAACCCACCGGCTTCGTGATCGCCGCCACGCTCCCGCTGGACAGCGAGAAGTCGGCGGGAACCGCCTCCTCGACGAACGCCCGCGCAATCCGCGTCGAGAGGTCCGCGACGACGTGCTCCGCCGACGCCCCCACCTGGACGAGCGGAACCCCAGCGTAGTCGGTTCGCCCATTCGGCGCGTAGATCGCTCCCAGCCTGCCCATGAACTTCGCCATGGCACTGCCGCCCCTCCGGGTTCCCTCTACGCTCCGGTTCCCGTGAACTTGAGGGTCCCGTTCCCTCGCAAGCGGAATGACGCCGTCACCCGATTGTCCACCGGCACGTGGACCTCGACGCCCTCGACGAACGCCGCGCCGTAGTAGACCTTCCGCGCCCCTGGCGTCGCGCCCTCGACGTAGAGGTTCACCTGAACCTGGTTGTTCGTCGGCAACGTGCCGGAGAAGTCGGGAGCCATGATCGTTTCCCACAACTCGTCTTGGTTGTTCGCCGCCGTGTCGGCGTCCCAGACGGCTTCGACGGACGCGCTCCATCCCCGCAGTCCGAAGGTGTACTTGCGGAACTGGTCGCCGAAGCCCGTCGTGTCGAGCAGCTCCTGCTCGATGTGGAGCCGCCAGTCCGTCAGGTTCCCCACCGTATTCGCCACATCCGGCGCGCTGGGAGCCTCCAGGTTCCCGCTGGGAGCCAGCAGCGACACCTTACCGTTCTTGCCCGCATACGTCGGCATCATGTCACCTCAGGTAGTGTTTCCAGGCTCTGGAACGTGTGCGCCTCCAAGCCGTCGAACGTGTAGCCTTCCCACGCGCCGAAGGTTCCCGCGTCGAAGAAGCCGCTCCGATAGAGCAACGGACCCGTTCCCGCCAACCGCGCCCACCAACGGACGATGCCTTCGCGCGATGTCAGAACCCGCGCGCTCCGAACGACCCCCGTCCCGACATACGCCCGCTTGCCGCCCGGCTCCTCGCCCTCGACGAACAGCGTCAGTTCGATCCGCCCGTCCTCCGCCAGGGAACCCGGGAAACTGTCCGCGAGAAGGCATTCCCAGAGCTCCGACTGCCGGACAGACGCGCTCTCGGCGTCCCAGAGGAGCTCGATCTCCGCGTCCCACGTCTTCAGTCCCGCCTCCAGCGCGCGGTACTCGTCGCTGAAGGTCGTCCCGTCGGCGACCTCCTGGGACACGTCGAGCCGCCAGCGGATCACCTGCCCCAGGTCGTCCTTCCCGGCGGGACCGTCGCCCGTGTCCGGCGCGCGCGCCAGCCGCACCTTCCCATCCTTGCCCGTGTATGTCGGCATGTTCGATCCTCTGCCGTCCGCTCCGCCCCATACCGCGCTGGCGAGCTTCTGGTTCCTTCGCCCCCCCACCTCAGTCCTCCCCCACACTTCGTGGAGGGAGGAGGCTCCATCCCCGCCCCCTCGAATGGGGGCGGGTTAGGGTGGGGGTTGGTTGCCCCGTTCATCACACTGACAGACCACGAGGCTCCCGCCTACGCCGGAGCGACGGACAAGCCCTATGGACGCGCGATGCCCTTCTCAATGACGACATCCATCTGAGCCGCCAGGATCGGATGCGGCGCGAAGACCGGGTTCGTCGTCCTCGGACCCCCGCGCAGACGCCCCAGTACGACCCGCGCCACGCGCGCGTCGTGGCAAAACCCATCCAGCGTCGGGTTGAACCGCATCACCGTCGCGATCCGATCCGTCAACTGCATCAGGTTCTGCGCGAGCCGCTCCGAATCCCCCAGCGCCACGTCGTAGCCCACGACCCGGTAAGTCAGCCGCAGCCGGTTCTCCGCGCTCAGCGTCCACGGCGATTCGTCCGCGAGCGTCCCCTCGATCTGAATCGCCGGGAACTGCGCCACCGACGCCTGAGCCCCCAACTGGATCGACGACGGCGCAACCGCCCGATCCCCCGACTTCAGGACGGCGGCGTTCGCGTCGAGAACCCCCTTGAGGCGGTTCAGCCCTTCGAGAAGATGCTCTTCGGCTGCTGCCTCATCCTCTGTGACGACGACATACGCCATCGCGACGCCCCCTGACCGTCAGAACTCCCGATCCATCGTCATCCGAGGAGCCGACGACACGCCCGCGTCGGCGACCGCCTTGCGCTCCGCCTCCAGCGAAAGGCTCCCGTCGGCGATCCCGTCCAGCAGAAGCTCTCCCAACTCCCGATGCCGCCGCGCGCCCGACTGGACGTTCGGCTGGCTCGTCGTCTCGTAGAGAACCTCCGCGACGGAGCCCGCCGCCAGGTTCATGCTGACCAGCCGCAGGAGCTCCAAGTCCCCCGCGCCCGCGAGCGGCAGGTCGTAGAAGCCCCGAAGCCGCCCGTCGATCGTCGCGTCCGCCAGCGGGATGTGAAGCCCCGTGATGTCGGCGTCCGTCACGGGAGTCGTCGCGTCGAACGCGATGTTCGCGAAGAGCCGCTGCACATCCTCGACCGTGCTGTAAGCCATCACGCGGACTCCTCATCCAGCGCCTGCGCAAGCGCCCGCAGGATGCCCGTCACGAGCGGGGCGTCCGACCCCTTCACGTCCGCCCGCTCGACGATCTCCAGCAGCGCCGCGCACTGGAGCGGCGTCAGCAGGATCGTCAGCAGGTCAAGCGCGGGCGAGGTAGTCATCGACCTGCTCCTGCGCCGTCGCGCCCTGCGGGACCCAACCGACCTGCTCGAAGAACGCCTCCCGTGCGGCATCGCTCATCGCAAGCAGCTCCGACGCCAGCGCGTCCTTCTCGACCTCGTAGAGGTCGTCGAGCCGGGCGAACTCCGCGCCCTCGGCGTCCCGCTGCGCCGTCGTCCAGAAGGGGTACTCGTCCAGCCGCAAGCCGTTGGCAGAGAGCCAGCCGTCCAGCCGCTGCCTCCGACGCGCCTTGAGAACCGATTTCGTCTCCGGCATCGCGCCTGCTCCATTCTCCGGTTAGGGGAGCCTCTTACGACGCGCTGAACGTCACGGTGTCCGCCCATTGCGCCAGCATCAACTCGACGACGATGTGCCCAACACCCGTCTCGCTCCCGCCCAACTGCACCTGGAACGCGATCGTGTCCGGGTCTTGAGTCACGCTCGTCGAGAACGCCGGGGTCGATGGCGATGAAAGCGTCGAGTCGGTTCCCACCGTTTCGACGGTTCCCGCGCCCATGACTCCGGCGTGCAGGTAGAACACCACCTGCCGCGAGCCGCATCGGTATCCGTTCCCGCTGTTCCCGCCTCGGAACGCGAACCAGATTCTCGCGCAGAACACATCGTAGTTCCCCGCAACGCTTCCGAAGTTCAGCTTCAGGAAGGTCGCCGGAGCCGCGTACGGGAACGTGAAGTTAGGACGGCTGTAGCGATGGAGCGTGTTGAGGCTCGACCCCTCCTTCGCCGAGACCCAATCCATGTGGTTCCCGTTGACTTGCCGCCACAACATGCCCACCCCGAAGGGCCTGCCGCTGGCGTCCACGCCCAAGCCGTTGTCGCCCAGCGACGCGCCGCCGCCGACGTAGCTCACGGCGAAGGTGTTCGCGCTGTCGTCGTAGCCCGCAGCGTATCTGTCCGCGCCGGTTCCGCCCGAGTTGTCCTGGTAGATGAGCGCGGCGTCCTGTCCCGCCGACGCCCCGATGAGCCGACCCCGCGTCGCATCACCAGCCGCCGAGAGCAGCTTCCCCGCGTTCCCCGCCGCGCCGTTCACCAAGTTCCCGCCCGCCGCGAACGACGCGATCCCGTGCAGAGCCGCATCGAGCCGATCCAGCAGCGCCCCGTGATCGAGCGTGAAGTCGAACGCATCGACGCTCGAATCCGTCGCGCGGCTGAATCCGTGGTTCGCGGTGTTCGTCCGCGCCATGTATCCGCCTCCTCCGCCCGCTGAGCCCTACGCCACCGCGTTCACGATGAGGTACCCCGCCGTGTCCGACACCACCTTCGCATCCCACTGCGCCCGCACGCGGAAGCCGTCCGCGTTCCCGCCGTCCGACTTGCGCCACCGCTCCGTCGCGAAGTCGTAGCCCCGCCAGACGAACCAGTACGCGAACGACAGCGTCCGCAGACCCGCCTGCTCCGGCACGTAGAGCAACGCCGCGTGCTTGCCCCACAACCGCGCGTAGGAGGGCGTCACGCCTTCTGCCGCCGTGTTCTCGATGCCTCTGCCCACCAGCACGCGCTCCACGTCGAACAGACCCGCCAGCAGGTCGGGCGTCACGATCCCCTTCTGCGTGTACTTGATCCGGTCGAGAACCGAGGCGTGGTCCTGCAGCTTCGAGTAGACCTCGTCGCCCAGAACGAGCGTGTTCGGATGCCGCCCGATCTTCCCGGCGATGACGTTGGCGCCCGCGCGGATGTCCTCGATGGGGCTGGAACCGCCGTCGCTCCACTGGTCGGTCCCCGTCAGCGTGACCGTGTGACCCGACGCGTAACTCCCCGCCGAGAAGAGGAGCGTCGCCGCCTCCTTCTCGAACTTCATGAGAACCTTGTCCGTGCAGTACTCCACCGCCTGGCGGTCCAGATCGAGCCCCTCGTCGGCGTTGTCGCGCTCCTCGTCGGCGACGTAGGTCGCCATCGAGTACTGGGTCGTGTTGTAGTTCTGCGTCGAGAGTCGGTAGCCCCCGACGGGCCCCGTCGTCGTCGAAGCCCGCGCGCCCGCGTCGTTGCGGAACCAGTCGCCCTGCGTGAACTCGTAGAACTTGTCCGACGCCTTCCGCACGAGAACCTTCGGGATCGCCCGCGAACCGATCAGGTCGCCGTTGCGGTACTGAACCGAGAGGTTGGACAGCACGCTGTCCTGATGCACGTCCTTCACCGTCGGCAAAGCCATGTAGAAACTCCTCGTCCGATCTCTCACCGCGCGGGGTCGGGTAGCGGCGGGTCCCTGACCCGACCGCCGCTGCTTACGCTCGCTGCTGCGGACCCGTCAGCAAAACCTCGATCACCTTCCCGTCGGCGCTCGACGCGTCCAGCGCGATGCCGTTGTACCAGTCGCCCGACACCGACTTCTTGACCGCCTTCCCGGCGTTGTTCGTCCCGACCGTGTCGCCGATGGCGATCGCCGCGCCAGAGCCATCCGACACGACCTTCGCGATCGCCCCCGCCAGCGTGATGACCTCCGCCGCCTCGCCCGCCGAAGGATCGTTCTGCAGAACCCCGATCGGCACGTCCGCCGCGTTGTCCGGCGCGTCCACCAGCCCGCGCGTCGCCGACAGCTCGACGTAGTGGTACTGCTTCGCCGACAGGTCGTTCTCCGCCACGAAGCTCACCCCGTTGCCCGCCACCAACTGCTGCGTTGCCATCCCGTCCTCCTTGATCCCGAACCGACCCCGCCCGCCTCCGCCTCGCCATCATTCGCTGCGCGCCGCCCGGCGATACGCCGTCACGAGCTCCGGCTGTTCCCGCTGCACGACCCCCAACGCCTCCCCGTAAGACACCTCCCGCGACGGGTCTTCTCCTCGCAACGCGAGCAAACGGCGGCTCACCGCCTCGTCCAGCGCAGCGCATGGGTCCGACACCTCCCCCTCGCCCGCCGAACCCATCTCGTCAAACACCACTTGGACCGGCAGCGTCCGCACGACGCGCTCGAACCGTTCGTCGTCCAACTCGGCGAGCTCCCGAAGCCAGCCCTCCATCGCTGGCGTGACGCGCCCTTCGCGCTTTGCCTCCGCCAGTCGCGACTCCGCCCGCTGACGCGCCAGCGCCGCCCGAAGCCGCGCGTTCTCCTCCCGCTGCCGCACCGTCTCCGACAGGAACGCGCGCTCCTGATCCGTCAGGGCGATTTCCGTCTCTTCCTCCTCGGCGAATGCGTCCGGTTCGCTCAGGTTGATCGTCGCTTCGCGCATCTGCTTGAGGAACGGCCGGTTCGTGAGCGCCGCGCCCAGCATCGTCGGACCGCGCAGCACGCCCGATTC